ATATTAGACTTTACTGTACATTGAATACGATGCAACTTCAACTGCTTTGCAGTGGTCAACATAAACTTAAAGGCACCCTTATGGAACTTAGTTTTAAACTTTGACAGCATAAATTTGTCAGGTATCATCCATATCTCTCCGACACCTTTCCATAGCGGTACAACACCAAAACAAGTCATGGGTTTACCATCTACACAGACTGCAAATCCATTTCCTTGTTTTGCAGCATTGTTTATAAAACTAAGATAATCAGGAAATTGTGTAAATAACTCTTGGTCTACTTCGTACAAATCCATAACTTTGAGAAGATAGGATTCAAAGGGAACGACATTGATATTGGTATTTTCGATTTTAAAAACTTTTTCTAAGTCAATATAGTTCATGCAAAAATATCAAAGTCACTGCTTGCTACGCTGGTTTTAAAATGCTGTGTTTTACCTCTGGTGAGTTGTCGATGCTCTCCTCCGCCCAGCATTAAATACATGTAGGCATCACCCACATGCGAATGTTGATTTTTAAATGGCTGGTCTTTGTAGCGTTCATGCCCTGCTACCTGGACTCTCCTAAAATGATAACCACCACTCAAAGCTTTACGCACACGCTCACAGCTTGCATCTACCAGCAATCCAGGCTTACCATCAATTAAGCGATTCATTGGCATTGCACCTGCTTCCCTACGCACTTTAAAATCGTTACTTGCTGTCGGTCTTGCATTTAGACCCAGGGTTTTTAAATGGTCAAAAGCGGTCACTTCATAAATTTGGTCTCTTTGTTGACCTGCTGGGTCTCCAAAAATTAAAACATCATACCTAGGATACTTCGACTCAACCTCGGATTTTAACAAATGACCAAAGCGTTCTAATCCCATGTCAAATGTCACCAACTCATTGACAATCACCCAGCGACCATTTGGAAGTTTCTGTCCAAATACAGCTGCTGGCGTAAGTCCAAAATCCAATCCAATTTGTATGGGTACACTAGGGTCAGGCGTGATAACCTCCTCAACCATTGCTGCATCGTCAAACTCAGGTAAGATAGGTTTTCCTTCCTGGACGTAGGTATAAAGGCCTTGCGCATAGCAACGAATCCAATCTAAATTTTTTCCTAGCATAGTTTGCTCGTAATATCCAGATGGTAGATTTTTTAAATTTTCTGCTTTACTGTTCGTCTGCCACCATTTCCCGCTACTAAAAACAAAACCATTCGCTTCGGGGTTTTCGGGTAATTCTTCATTCACCACCTCAACGACACCCCCTGGTTGCTTAAAAAACTTCCAGGCATACTTACCTTTCATCGGCTCTTTTTCTGCAAGCGTATGCCACCAATGGTCACTATCCATAGGGTTTGTATCCATCCACACCCCCCTCCAAGTCGGCCCTCCGTCAGCTTTTGTAGGGTATCGACCCACCCTGTGAGTCAAACCATCTACTACCGCTTTGGGTAGTTCCCTGGCTTCATTAACCCAGGCTCCCGTCAACTCCATCGACAAGAGTTTTCTTACATCTTTAGGCTGGTCAAGTGCTAAAAATATGACCTCGCAATCAATACCTGCCGCACCATCTCTGGCAGGTAATTTTATGTGGTGAGTTAAAGGCGGAGACCAACGCATCGCTCCCCATATATTTTCTGGGAATATCTCCTGCCAAGTTTTAATCGTAGTCGTCCTGAGTTCTGGATAGCTGTTACGTACAATAGCAAAGCGGCTGTAACGAATACCGTCACGTGGCGAGGGTTTCTGTTTAACTGCACGCAGCATAATCTCTGCTGCACACGCATAGGATTTACCCGACCCGACAGGTCCCATCAATCCACGCACAAACGCATTGTTATTTAAAAACTTCCAGACCGTTGGACTGGTGGTAAAATTTAAATTTAAATTAGTTGGCTGTTCGGTCATTTACTAATTTTTTCAAGTAACCTGTCGTACTCCCACTGGTCAACCCTTTTTTTTCTATTCAAAAGCAAAGATATTTCTGCTGGGGTCATTCCTACGTGACGAGCAAATTCACCAATCGGAATACGGTTTCTAAGTAATGCTGCTGTTATTGTATCAACTTGCTTTACCGTTAGGGGTTTTTTTTTCATAATCATTGATATCCTCCACATCAATGGTTTCAGGGCCTTGCATGACAATCCCAACTACTGATGGCTTGTCAATATCCTCTTGCTGTTCTAACAAACCCGCAGCTTTTGCTAGTATTCTTAAAACAGCCACCTTATCGTGCATTTCAACCTCTAATTGAGGTCCTGCCTTAGTAGGAGTCACTTTTATCTTCTTAATGGCCTTAATGGCGCTCTCAGGAAGCGAGAGAGGGTCTTTTACATAGACGTTACCCTCAGTATCCCAGGAAACAACATCAGTGATATTTGCTGTACCTATATCAATTAATTCTTTAGCTACTGATTCTTTGTTCTGTTCAATGACTTCTGATTTCTGAATTCTGCGCTGAACGACACGCACACCACCAAAACGGTCCAATGGTGGTTTTACAATTTGTTTTTTAGAACGGGATGTCATCGTCAAACTCCTTAGTGACGTTTGCTCGTTCCATAATATTTTGACTTTGCTCTATGGTATCCGCTACAGAACTATTTTTTTTTTCTCCCGTATTTTCAAACATACGGAAAAAAGCTTTTTGGTCGCCTTTGCCATAGGGCGCAGTATCGTCCCTGGCATAAATTTTTATATCAAGCGCACCTTCAATATCCTGTTGCTTTTCAAAGTCTCTACCCGCCCAAGCTTCTAAGATGTAGTCCCCAGAAGTAAGATGTATTTCTTTATTTTCAAAGACCTTAAACTTCCTATTACTATATTTTGGTCCTGCCATATTTCATTCTCCTAAAATGTAAAAAAAAATTGTGTCATACCCCCTATATATATACACGTACCCAGGGGGGAGGTACCCGCCTGTTGCAAATATTTTTTTTTTGCAGCGCCAGGCTGCGTTAATTATACCTTATCCTGGGTAAATTTAAAATTTTTACTACTCCTTGACGTTGGTCTTGGTTTTGTATTTACCTTGGCATCTTCATATTACGTTCAGCTTGGTCAAGCAACTGCTGCATCCTGGTTTTACCTTTGTCTCTCTGCATTACTGCATCCTTAAAGAACATAATTGTATTGGGTGCATCAGCGTATGGTTTATTATTACGTTGCCATTCAATGCAATGCTTGATTCGCTTGACTGCATACTCTGGGTCAACTCCGTTTCTTATCCATTCTGCTACGTGTTCTACATGTTTTTCTGTATAGTTTTTCCTTTGTCCATAGGTTTGTTCTGTATATTTTATAAACTCTTTTATTATAAATTTTGCTTTAGTATATATATCATTGTTATCTTTGTTGTTATGTATGTACTCTGAATGCATATCTGAATATGCAGTCTGAGTGAATATCATGTTTTCCTTATGTTCCTTTTTACCCAAGTTATCCACAGAGTTATCCACAGGTTGTTTGAATATCTCTTTCATCTTTTTCAGTTCTTTTTTCCTGACTGCATCACTTGCCTTCTCATATCCTTTGGGACCAAGAGGTATTTCAGGCTTCTCGTCAAAGCTTCTCTCCTCAACAGTTGCAGTAGCCTTTGCGGTATCTTCATCAATCTTATCATCAAACACCATGTAATATTTATTACCTTTCAGTCCTGGATGTTTTTTGGCGTAGCGTAAATAGTCCCACTCGATTAGCTTTTTAATGTGACGTGAAACGGTAGATTGGTTTAGGCCCAGCTGCTTTGCAATGGTACTTTGATTTGGCCAGCAAACGCCCTGTCTGGAAGTGTACATACCAAGGCAACAGTAAACCATAAAAGTAGCCTTATAATGGCGCATACGCTTATCTAGAACCGCTCTCTGTGGAATGACCAGGAAGTGGCCAATAGTTTTCCCCGTACCGTAATCTTTTTTCGTATCCTTTTTTTTCGTCATTTATCCCTGCCAAACACCACCATCAATGACAACTTCATCATCAGTTTCAATCCAGACCTTCGCACCACAAGACAACGGTTTGTCAGGTGAATAAATAACCCTGGACTTTCCCGTAATTTCGACTGTGTGACCGTAGACATTCTCTCGGCTAGTCTTCACCGTCAGCACAGGTTCTCGCTCCCCTGTCTTCGCATTTTTACGTATGATGTGTTGGTTGACGTGGATTCTTTTTTTCATGTTATTCCCCTTATGCACTCAGTGCATATTATAATTATTTATTTAATAATATAAGTTGACAATTAGTTTACTTTCATATACCTTATAGGTGAAAGGAAAAAGAAAGGAAAAATAAATGTTGATATGTAAATACAGATACTTAACTTTTGATGAAAATACTATTAACAGAGAAGAAAAAAACAGGTTAATAGTTGGGCTGGCTAGGGTTTTTCAAGAGGATACTGGCCATTCTATTGGTCTTCTCCTTGGTAACAATGAATTTAGAAACTACACATACCAAAGAGTTGCAAAGATTGATAAAGAAAACGTAGCAGAAATAACAGTAAAGCTTATTGATTACTACTGGGCTAACCTTCATTACAAGTTGTTAAATGAAAGCTTTTTATAGAGGAGAAAATAAAAATGAATAACTTTGATTATTTAAAAAGAACGCCAACCTTTGCTTTAAAAAATATGATTAAAGCGCTTTCAATGATGGGTTTTTTAAACACTGAGGAAGAGAACCAGAGATTAGAAGCCGCAAAGATTGAATTAAAAAGTAGGAGAAAAAAATGAAATATAAAATACATCAAATAATATTAAATAAGGCAGAGAGAGCAATAGTCAATGAGAAAGGTCATTATGCACTTGATAAGCAACATAGAAAAATAGACATGGATTTTGCAGACAACGATGAAATTAAAAAATTAGCAAACGAATCATGGAGTGCTGGAGATTATGATTACGTTGCTGACATTACAGCAGACAATCTAGATGAAGTTTACTACGTAGGAAATATGGATATGCTTAGAGAAGAAAATCCACAAATCAATGATATTGGTGGAATGCACTCAGTTTCAATAGGAAATATTATTGAAGCAGATGGTAGTAAATGGGTGGTTGCAGGTTATGGATTCGTACAAATATAGGAGAAATAAAATGGTGTTGATAGATGCAATAGGTAGGAGAATGGTTCCGAAGGAAAAGACAGAAGGCAATATGAAAGGTACAGGGCCAAGACGAAAGGTAAATAAGTCTGAGCAAGTGAAACAATATTTGTTGAAGAGAGGTAAGATAACTAGCTGGGAAGCGATAACAAAATTTAAGGCGACCAGGTTATCAGCTATTATTCTTAACTTGAGACAGAATGGCTATCTCATTACCAGTGAGTGGAAAACTAACAAAGATGGCACAAGATATGTGATATATAAACTAGATAAATTAGAAACCGCAAAGATTGACTTAAAAAATAAAATG